GGATTACATAGCGCATAAGTTTCTCGTATATCTCGCAGTACGTCTTGTCGTCAAGCCTTCCCATACGAGCCATAAACTCGTCAACGCCATTCTCCATAACCGTGCACAAGAGCTCTTTGACCCTCTTCGTCGTCTTGTTCGGAATATTCTTTCTGCTTCCAGCCATAGTTGTCTTTATTATAGTAGGTTAATAATCAGTTTTGTTAGACCAAATCGTAAACACTTTGCACGCCAGCGAGCACACGAATGGAGCCGCCCACCAAGACACTGACGGGAAGACGAACGATGCCGCAAAACCGACCCAAAACCCCATACAGGTAGGGCAGTTGATTAGTGTTATGAGATAGGTGTTGTAAGGGAATACGCGCTCCACCCATTCGTGGAGCCAAGCGAAGATGTATTCGCAGGTAATTATGTTGGTGGCGCTCACAGACACGAGCAGCCATATAATCCATTGCATTATCATTGTCTTTTTTCTTTTTTTAACCTAATGTCTTCAATCTCCTTCTTCATAGCGCAGTGATTGAGGAATTCGATGCAATTGCTATCGTACCACTCCCTCATCAGTCTTCTGTCGTCTCCGCAGATTGTGTACATAGTGAGTTGCCATCCCCAACGAGCGAGTCCAGCTGCATCATCGCCTTCATCATCTCCGGATTCTCCATCGCTTGGCTGAACGCCAAAGAAGAGCGAATTATATCTCTTTCGTAACGCAGCCAAGCTTTTAAGAAAAAATCAATCGCACCGAGACCTTCCACGCAGCTCATATTCGCCTCAAAGGCATCAGCCTTAGCCCTAACTGCGTCAGTGTATTCCATCTTGTCATCCTCCGGCCCCTTGTACATAATTCCAAGCAGCAGAGCGCCATTCTCACGCACGCCATCTTGAGCGAGCGTGTCCAAGTCTGTGAACTCCTTGGTCGTCAGCTCTTCAATGCTGCGAGCGACATACTTCTTCCTTCCGATTTTGACCTCCTTTCGGAATACAGGTATTGGCTCCTTGCTGATGAATTGAGCAACGACACCGCTAATCTCCATATAGTCAATGTATGGAAGCATCAAGATGTCGTCAACGCCAGCCAATATGGCTATACATTCAATGAACTTGTCCGTGTTGTTGACATCTCCTGTCAAGTTAGCGATTTTGAAGAATCTGCCGTAAGGGACCTCCTCCCATCGCTGAGGGATGTTGTGATTACCAATCTTTTTCATATCAAATTATATTTACCGTAATTTGCCTTTGTTCTTCTTACATAATTGGCGATAGCCAGAGACATAACCATATCGTCGTGTATGCCGCTTCTGCCATTATAGATGACCGCGTGAGAATTCTTTGAATAACTAACCTCATAACAGTTCAATTCAAGCCTCAATTCATCATCATTGGGTATTGATACCTCATTGGCGTTGAATGAGTAAATAAGTGCCTCTATAATGTCCGTCTTTGATTGATTCGTAGTGTTCCAAGGGTGGAGTGTTCGCAGATTCGCAAGCCCTGTGCGTCTGCACCTATCCGACATAATGTCGAAGAACACATCGCCGACACCATTGACTTCAATGTATGTTGTAGGGTCGTAAGGCCTCATCGTTGCTACCACGTTATCTGCTATGACCTGCCAAGCCTGCTGGTTCCACCTCTTGATGAGCGCTACCTCTCCATCTTGGTCGATGATCGTGAGCACAGTGTAGTCATCTTGTCTTCCGACATCAATACCGGCATAGTACCTCATACCTGGCTTTCTCGGGATTGGCTCAGCGTTATTTCGCGTGCAGTTTGCCACGTTGTCAAAGACGCTCATACCGTCGTCAATGAATTCGTTCTCGTATTCCGCAGCGAATATCTTCGGCGGCATCTTCTTACGAGCATCTTCAACCTCCTCAACGTTGGCGAATGGGTTGTCACGCCAATTCCACTTATAGTATCTGTATCTCGGGTCACCGTCAATGGCTGAATGAGCCATCTCAGCGAAGAAGTTATACCCCTTAGACGTTGACAGAAGAACGCACTTCTTGCCTCTCGTTGTGAGTGTCGGACGGAACACTGAGCTCCAATCGTTGTCCTTTAGGAATGCGGCCTCGTCAACCATAAGGAGGTCGTTGTCGTACCCTCTGATTCTGTCAGCACGTTCGTACGAGCGGAACCACATAATGCTTCCGTTGCATAGCGTGATGTTGCAGAACTGCGAATCCTTGTCAACGACGAGTCCTGACGTCTCAAGCACTCTGCACACATCCGTCCACACCTTGTCCATCTGCCCATTGGTCATAGAGACGAACATACAGTGCCAGTTCTTGTTGTTGAGGGCGAAGGATAGCAGAAGCTGCTCGGCCATTGTTGACTTTCCGCTCTGTCTAGATGCGTTGACAATATGGTACATAGCATCATCCGAGATGATTGCATCAGCGATTTCCCGTTGCTTCGGGTACATCACGAGATTACTCCTGCACTTTACCACCTTCGCCATCGAATCCTGTCATATATCCTTCCGGATGAGGAATACCCGGATTGCGAGTCTTCAGTCCTGAATAGTCAAGACCATATCCGCTCACCTTCTTGTATGGGAATTCACCATCGTTGATTTTGATGAACCAATGCAGCCAGCTGCCCTTGCTGTCAGCGTCAATGAGGGCGTTCCAATAATTGACTGGAACGTTCTCGTACGCGTACACCGGCATACCATTGCTATTGTACCTCACATAAAGAGTCTCAGTATCTTCGTCATACCCCACGCAGTCAACGTTGGAAGATGACACGTCGTACATTATGACGCCCGATGTAGGCATAACATACGGTGTCAGCCCCTTAGGTATCTTAGTGACTACAGAATAATTCATAGAAGCTAGAATCTTCTGCAGATAATCGCTACCTCCAGACAGCACAGACAGCCACAGCTGAGGCTGTATATGCTCGTACTTGTATATTCTGTCGTAGTCAACGTACAATTCGTTGTTCTTCTCGTCATAGTAGCAGATTGTTCTGTACTTGCTGAATAACAGAATGGCGACCTTATTCATAGCTGATTCCATAGTTTCTGCACCCGTTCTTTAGGTGGTTGATAGCGTTCATAATGCAGGGAGAGCAGTTTCCCCTCATACGGTCGCTTCTGCCGCTGAATTGGTTCCACATTCCGTGTACTCTCTTTGCGAGTTCGTATGGAAGAACGCTCTTGCCACTTATTTCAGTTCTATACAATTCTGCGAACTCAGTGAGGAGTTCTACATTCTTGTCATTAGCGGCATCAACGGCCGTTTCGATTGTCTTTTTCTTTGCCATATATCTGTGATTTTAAGACCTTTATTACCTTTTTGTAGGTGTAGAACACCATATATGTCTTGATGTTCGTCTCCGCTGCGAGCTTTCGGAACGATTTTCCTTCAAGAACCTTCCTCTTGAAGACCTCCTTCTCCCACCACGATAGCGGTGCTATCTCCAATTCCCTCCACACGTCAATATTGTTGTACACCTCCTCATCATCATCGAAATCCTCGTCGAACACTCCATCGTCAATATCCGATATGCTTGTCTTATTGTCGTGGCATCCAAGCTTTCCTGCTATCCCCCTAACCTGCTTGTATGCGCGCATACAGGCGCGTATTACGTAGCAATCTACGCACTTATATTCAACGTTCCTCTTTTCAAGCATCGTCACCAAGACCTCGTGCATCACGTCATTAGCCCACTCCTCCGGGAGTATACAACTAATCGTACTCAACCATACGTTGTAGTTCTTCTCGATGGCTTCATCAATCTTCACCGCACAAAGTTACATTTTTTTCTCAATACTGAGAATCTTGTCTTGCAATTCATTGATATTCTTGCACATTGAATCAATCTTTTCGCACAGAGCGGAAATCTCTCCCTTTGCATCGAATCTGACCGGAAGAGCCCTATTGGGGCCATTGTTGGCGCTATCCTCCGCCTTCTTTGAACTTCTAGAATCCGTTGTCTCATCAGGGCAGACGATAACCTTTATGAGTTCAACCTCTGTCGGCTCGTCATCCTTCGTCCACTCGTTAATCTTGTTGATTCTGTAGAGTAGGTTGTCAACCCTAACATAGTCAGACATCCTCAAGTCGCGAATATCGGACGATTTGAGCCACATCTTACAGGTAAGGAGCCTTGCGTTCTTGTCGTTGATTTCGTCCATCATTTCGCGCCAGAATCTGTTGTAGCAGTTGTTGTCTGTGATGAATCCAGTCATCCGGAACTGATAGTACCAATTCGCATACCACCAGTTAAGGTCAGCGGTCTCCGAGCCATACACACCATTGAGGTGGTCCGAGTGGGAGTACACCTTGGTCGTCCTCTTGCGAGAGTCTCCTATCAGCGAGTTGAAGTAGTTGTCTGTAAGTGGCTCAATCTCGTCAAACCATAGGCCGTTGTACGGCGATCGTGGCAGCAGCGCTATCACCTCTTGCGAATACGGAGCGCCATTGATTCCAGCATCCAATGTGACCATAGTTCTGAAGAACATTCTGTCGTTCCAATCCTTCTTCTGCTGCAATTCCCAATCATCGGAGAATGCAACCATCTTAGGGCATTGGAGAATCTGCGTGTCATTGCTGACGGGGCCGACCATCGTCTCGCCAAGAATCGTGGTTATCTCACTGCTGCTCTTGCTATCAGTATGGAATGGCCCATATAACCTTCTCTCACCATAAGTCTCAGTGTATAGGGAGTTGTACGTATGCTCCCAATATCCGTCGTTATTGGAGTCCTTCCACGTTACCATCTTGTCTAGATAGTCGCTCGGACGAGAGAATGATATTGACTGTCTGTCAACCTTCTCCGTCCAATCCTTTACCGTGCCGTCATAGTAGCTTGTTCTTGGCTCAATTCTCAGCGTATTGACATCATACACACCTACACTTCCGACCTTTGGCTTTCCGCTGACATTCTCAACCATAAGGTTAAACTTGCGCACGATTGCCATAATGAAGTCAATCTTCTTTGTCTTAGGGTTCAATATCATCGTCGGGTTGAACTTCCCGTTAAGAGCCCAATCTGACACCTTATCAACCGTAACAACATCATCACCAACGTTCTTTTTCTTGAACACGACATCGAACTTGTGAGTGTCAATATTGGAGCTGTTGTTGTCAATGAATTGGTAGTTGCCGGATGAGTCAACGTTGTAGAAGTTCAACTGATACATAATCTTGACACTGTCACCAGCGTTCATATAGCAATCATACTCCCACTCGAACTCATCCTCAATAGCCGTGAATCTCGCATTGATGTCGGTCGTGTATTCATCCTCAGCATCCTGTGCGAACTGCTTTTGGTATACAGTATTAGACCAAGCACCTCCGCTGAACGGCTCCAACAGTATTCCGAACGTAATCTTCGCAGCTGTGGAAGCATCGAATGATGAGTTGAGAGATATGTGTCTATTCGCCTGCGGGAGACCGCTCTTTAGCGCTATTCTACTAACGCGGAACGGGAATGAAAACTTGATGTGATACACACCGGCATCGTGCGCCGTGAATGACCACGGGTTGAGCGATGTCAAACCGGTCTCGCTCTCGCTATATCCGTATGATGTCGGGAATCCAGGAACCTTGTAATAAAAGCCGTTCGCCTGCATAGATGCAGCGAGGTCTATGTTCTGGTCTTGTGATACAGTCTGCCTAACCTTGCTCCATACATCATAGCACAGAAGATTCTTGTTCGCGTTGTGCCAAGGATAGATAAGGTCTCGGAATCTGAAGTCGCTATCGCTTCCGTTGAAGAAGTCGCTGACATACTCGAACCCAGCCCACTTGATAATCTTGTCAACAATGTCCTTGACATAGAGGAATGGAGTCAGTTCGTCAAAGTACCACGCATTGTATCTGACGAACGTGGAGGTTCCGTTAGCCCTCTCGTACATAGGCCACTTGTACTTGTCGGTCTTATCAATGAGAGTGCATCCCCACGGCTCCTTGATGGATATGAGCTTCGCAAGGAATCTGTCGGGAGTCATAACAGAAGTCCATTGGCTGAAGTCAAGGTCGTCATCGCTATTCGCGTTTCCTCTCAGCGTAGTATCGCCCAATTTGGCAGCGAAAGCTATCACATCGTCATACAGCATACCCTCGTAAGATATCTCCCGATCCTCGTCAACTATGACCCTCTGCAGCTTGAAGTATCCCGAAAGAACCCTATTGGCGCCGCATTCAACGAACGCCTTATACACCTTCTGCATCTCGAACGGGCAGTTGTATCTCTCAATCTCGTGTATGATGCCGAATACATCCGCATTGTGGTTTGTGTTCGGAATCTTGACTGTTAGAGAGTATGCGCCCTCGACATCCTCAATATTGTTAATGTCCTTGACGGAGTATGTAATCGGTATCTCTATGTCGTTGTATAGGTCAACCTCGCTCCAAGTCTGCTGCACATCGTCAGTGCAGATGTATAACCTTGTATCTCTCATCTTCTATCGTATTACTGGTTGGTAATATGCATCCTCGAATTGGAATTGGTATTGCACGAGTTTGTCCTGCGCCACGCTCTTGATGGCAACATCTGTAGACTTGAGGACAACAGGCGTGTACACAGGTCCTGCGCTTCCTGCAGTCATAATGTATATCTGCGGAGACTGAATCATATCCTCAACCTCACTGATATTCCCGTCACTTGCAATCCAATCAGTGTTGAGTGTATATGAACCCTTGGATGATACGTGCTCCGTTACCTTATACGACGCATCGTTTCCGAGCAATGTCTGCGGAGCGCGAGAGTGAGCACCGATTCTGTAACTGTTGTCAACTGTCTTCTCTCGTGAGTGCTTCCTATCGCATCTTATCTGCCACCACCCACCATTGGAGCACTTGTACAGAACATAGTAGATGTCGTATCTGTAGATTCCGCACATCTTGAATGGTATTACTTGCGTGGAGTTAGCGACGTTCATATTCAGTGAAGCCTGTACACTCGTGCTGCACCATACGCAGTAGTATATATCCTCCAACGGATTGATGTAGTTGTATACACCATTCCACAGTGTCTTCGTGGTCCATTGGATGGAATTAAGCCCTGCTATTCCGACGGGGAATGAGCGGAGTTTGTGCTTCACGTCATTGGGCGCAGATGACGAATTGAACACGAAGTGCTTCATCGTGTTGAACTCCTTGTCAAAGGTACACAGATGGAAGTACTTTCTGTCAATGGTTGTACCGTCTTGTCCTGTATAGTACTTCATTGAAGTTGCCGTTCTGAAAGTGTCCTTCTTGCTGCCATCACCAACCATATATGGATTGGCAAACAACTTCTTCTTGAATATCTTCCCTGCAGCAGAGTTGCTCAAGTCTGTGAATTGATACTGAACACCTACTCCCATCCACGGAATCTCACCTCGTTCAAATCGTCTGTTAATCTCGCTGCAATCGCGCGCCATCTGGAAGTCTGCAGCTGATAGCCACACAAAGTATTCGTCGCTGCTATACACTGAAGTGTTGTCCGACCAAGAAGAGCCGTTGTGGTATCTCTCTACGAACTGAAGAGATAATGATATACATTCGCTCGTGTGGTAGAATTCTGTAGTTATATCGTTGCAGAACTGCGATGACAGATAGTCATTGACGATGTTCCTAACATCAACAACTATTCCGTCTTCGTCAATGCTTGGCATAAGCATCGTGCATACGACTGCTCCATCTATCTTAACATAAATCTTGTAATGAAGTCTGTCAAGGACTCCGTGTTGGTCACTAACAGCCTTGAACAATATTGGATTGCCTGATGCGAGGCCCCAATTTACAAATTGTATCGGATTGGTAATTGTAATAGCCATACTTATTGCTCTTTCAATAAGTAGGAAGAATCACTACAATTTCACATTCATATACTTAAGGGTTTTTACGCCATCATATACTTCGTCCTCAATGACAGTAGCACCAACTTGCGATGCTGTCTTTGTTATCATCTCAATCATACGGTTGAGCGGAAGCGCAAACCCCTTGCCTTTGGTTCCCTCCCTCCCAATCTTGCGGCGGATGAGGTAAGTGACGCTCTCTATATTGCTGTCTCCTCTCCCGATGACGGGCCAATGTCTTTCAACCCAATCTCGTATCGGCTCGTAAGGAGGCATCTTCCCCTCTCCTCGCCCGTGCTCTGTGTAGTATGCGTATTCAGGAAACTGCGTCTCGATCGTGATAATTGGGTCGTGTCTGTCAACCTTCATCTTCAACTTAGACATAATGCCGTCGGGACTCGGCGGAGGGGTAAGGGTCTTCTTCAAGATAGACTCCATCCCCACAGACGCCTTTCCCGTCAGTTTCAGTATCGTATTGTATAGTGCGTCTTGCAGAGCCATACTACTCGCTCATTGGGATTTCGCAGTTGTTCTTCCTAATCGGAACAACAGCGGTGAATGACAGAACCCATCCAGCCAACACATCGTCCATTTTTTCGGGCAGAAACGGCTCAATTGACGAATCGCCCATAATATCCCATTCCAACGATGGATTGTCCGAGAAATGGGCCAAAAAGTCCTCGCATACCATAAGGGTGTCATTGTACACATCTACCTGGTTGCTTCTGTCCGAATTGAGGAGGTCGCAGAAGAACAGACTGAATGCAAGATGAAGCTCATTTCCGCTAACGTTGGATGTGGTCGGTATTAGGATGACCGCCATATAGTTGTTGCTGTCCGATTGGAACTCCCACGTCTGTATGTTGTCGAACTGAGCCACCATTCTGTGGCTGTTAAAGAATGACTCTATATCTCTTACGACAGACTTGTACGTTACCATAGCTATCTAATGTTGCACTTGCAGCTGTCGTGGTCGAACACGATGCCGCAAGAATATTGGTTGTGGTTAGGCGTCATCTCGTCAATGCCGCTGTTGTTGTTGTACTCCGGATAGAGAGAGCGGTTCGCGTGGAGGTAGTCGCTGAGGCGCTGAGCGAAGAACTCTGCCTTGTTGCGGATGTCGTCGCGAACGAACTGCATCTCGCTCATACTTGCAGACTGGGAGTTGTCGGAGTTCTGCGTCTGCAGACCCTTGTTCATTGACTTGTACGAGATATACACCAATGCGTTCATCCACGCATAGTAGTTGATGATGGGTGTAATATATTCGTCAAGGAGAGTCTTATATTTAGCATTGCCGGCGCTTCCGATTGTGTTGTTTGCGACAAGAGATACTATCTTCTTGTACAGTCTGCTTCCGCAGGTCTGCTGAACATTAATCTCTTGAGCCTCCCATATAGCATTGAGGAGGAGGTTGTCGTCAACGTTCTGGTTGATTGCCGTGTTCTGCTTGAGCGCGTTGGTTGATAATAGGTACGTTCTCATTATTCTGCGAATTGTATGTTGTTATTGGTTGCCACTAGTTCTGCACCTGTGTATCCCAAGGTATCAACAATCAGATTATTAAGCACCTGCAGTGCATTCATTCTCAACTTGTTGATTACTGTTGCCTCATAGATTCTGTATGCGTTGTCAAGTTCTGAAGCGCCGCCGAGCTGGCCTTCAGTCTTGATGCCTACAAGAAGAGGAGACACGACCTTGTGTCCTGCAAGAATGTTCTGCAGAACAGTAGCCTGCAGTTGTATGAACTGCTCGTCAAGATTGTCTGATGAAAGAAGCGTCACGTCTGGAGCCTTGTCCTTGCTGTCTGAGAATGATAGGATGAACTTGCCCGCATTGTCAGTGCCGGTGAATTCCTCAACGAACTGCTTCTTAATCTGCTTCTGCTCTTCCTCGCTCGGTATTCCGTTGTTCAGCGATATGATGAAGTTCGGAGCCATACCGTTGAGGAGGTGCGAAAGGTGGAAGTTGCTTATTTCGCTGTCAACCTTGATGTAGTTGATTGCACCCACGTATGACGGCAGAGGATAGTAGAATGTTCCGGGTCTGTAGTCCTTCCAATACACCAGCTGAGAACCGCTGCGGTTATTGCTATCAAGAGACTGAATCATCTTGTACCCGTACTTTCTCTCCTGCGCCCAATTATCGCAGTAGTAGTACTCGTTGACATTGCCACGCTCATCCCTTTTCCCGCTTCTAATCTTATCGAACGGCACGTGGTAAACCTTGCTGATATGCTCTCCGTCCTTGGCCCATATCACGTTCAGCGAGCATCCACCGAACATAATGATATCGTATAACATCTTCCTGTACACCTCATCCAACGATTCCTTCTCGTTGGGATGCGACACGAACAGACGCGTGGAAAGATTAGCGCTCTCCTTTCCGTTCTCATCAATTCTAAGTCCATTGCCGAACGCATAATCAACCTTGCTGCTGATGATTGCGTTGTGCAGAGCGCTTCTGTTGGCTATATCAATCAAGAAGTCCGGGAACAAATTGTCATCCCCGAACTCTATATATGGCTTTCTGCTGCTCACCCTCTCGGTGCCAGCAGGCAGTTGTATTCTGTTGAAATTGCAAACTGTTAGATTATCCATTGTAAACTACATCGTTAGTTGCGTTGTTATACTGCATGCCGTTATCGCTTGCCTTGCCAATCCTCACAAGCCCTACTTCACATCCACACGAATACTCGTACATTCCATCGGGCAGATACAGATAACAGGTGTCTCCGATTGTAACGCTGCCATTGCTGACGAGCGCGGACAGATTGTCCTCGCCGTGCTGCGTTGAGAATGCGCCCAAATTACCCACCAAAAAGAATCTTGCGGTGAAATATCTGCTGAGCGCTCCAATATCCTTTATTTGGGCTGAAATCGCCACCCTTGACTGTATATTGCGAATGGTCATCAGCGCAGAACCCGATTGGACCTCGTCCTTGATGCTGATGGCGCAGTATGTTGATGTGTCGTGAAGCCTAATGTTAATCATAATTTAAATAGGGCAGGCAGCAATCACCACCTGCCCATTGGAAGATATTGATGAAAAAGATTAACAGCCGCAAGCAGCCTTCGCAGCGTCAAGTGCGGTCTTTAATGCGGAAGATGCGGAAGGACTAACCACAACCGCGCTATTGCGAGCATTGCAGGTTAGGTTGATGGTCCATCCGTTGAGGTCTCCGAGAGCGGTACCAGAGGCACTGTTGCCACCGGTAACAATTGCTCCGTTGCCATCACTGCCAATCAGCCACATCGTGTTGTTGTTGTCAACGACGATGAGGGCGAGTTCAGATGCGCACATCTCATTGATGGTGTTGCGGAGAGACTGGTCCATCTTGCCGAACACGGCAGTTACAACCTGTTCATAATAGAGGGTTCCATTCTCAACACTTGAGTTGATATTCTCAACCCAGTTGGAGGTGTTCTTGTTGGGCATAAGGTAGTACCAAGACTGACTCGTGGAGAGCGTAAGCTCCGTCACCTCGCCTTCAGTGTTGGTAATCATACCTCCCCAGTTCACGCCGCACAGATTCGCAGCGAAGACGGCCTTCACGCCACCCGCATTGTCTCTGCACCCGCGACAGATTCCAGAAGATAAAGTTAAGCAAGACATATTGTTCGTTCTTTGGGGTTAATGGAATAGGTGGGGATTGCTCCCCACCGTTAATTACTAAAGGCTTGCAGAGTTGTAACCGCGAACAGTGAACTCATCGTAACGTACGGTTGCACCGATTTTGAACTGAACGTTCACGCGCACTTCGTCGTTGTCCTTTGAATACCACATATCGAACGATTCGTCGTTGTCAAGCATATCGGTACCGCAGACGATGTTGGCTGCATAGGTGAGAATCCACATCTCGCCCTTACCGACGGTCTTCTTGGTGGCACCGGTCATACCAGCAACAGCCTTGATCTGGATGGTAGTGCCGGGAACGAAAATCTCATAATTGCTGCCAACGTTAGCATCGTAATAATAGAGGTTGGCGTCAACGAGAGCTCTCTGATAGTTCATAAAGTCAGTCCAAGGCATACAGAGCACGAGGTCATCACGATGAGCGATGACCTCTGGCATTGCAGCGACCATTGCGTTAACCTTCTTGATGATGGTGGTCTCAGCATCAACTGCGGTTGAAGCGTCAACTACTGAGGTTGATGCGCCAAAGATGCCATAGATACCTTTCTGTGAGCCTGCGGTATGGGTAGCGAAGTTGTAGTCGCCCTTCCAAATGAATTCTTCCACAAACTTGTGGCCTTTCTTTGCGTACTGCTCAGCGATAACGCCAACGAAGGGGACTTCCTTGTTGTTCTTCATATACATACCGAGGTACATCTTCTCCATCTCCTTCGGGCAGATATGGTCCTTAATCTGCTTCGGATAAACGATGAGCTCGTTCTGGGAGAGGGTGATTTCGCCAGGTTCTGACGGCCAGCCGCAAGAAGCATCGGTCACAGGACCTACTTCATCCAAGCCGTTGAGGCTCATTCTGTTCTTAACACCGGGGATGACGGTTGCGAACTCAAGGGTGTCGCCTTCGAGGACGATTTTGCCCAAGAGTTGGTCTCTCATTTCATCCAAGTAGTTGTTGTCGAAAATGCTTGCACCGCTTCCGACCTGCGGTAATTTCGTGATTGCCATAACTATCTGTTTTTAAGTGATTTGATTTTTGCTAACCGTGATTCGAGGGTTGACATCTCGATTTCTTTTGCAAGTCCTACGTGGACGGGTTCAGCTGACGGCTCAGAGCTTACCTTCTTGAAGCCTTCAACTGCCTCATTAGCATTGGTCTCTGCCTCAACGACCTTTGTCTGCAGTTCGCTGATGAGCTTGTACAGGTCGTCAATTGTTGACTCAATAGCGGCGACTCTGTCCTCAACGCTCGGTCCTTCAGCCTCCGCTTCGGGCGCTTCTTCCGGTTCTTCGGTATCTTCTGCTGGAGATACCTCCTCAGCAGCCTCAACTTCTTCCGATGCATTATCTTTGGCTTCAGCATCGCGAACCTCAGAGATAACTCCTTCAGCAACGACGATGGTGCGACCATCTTCAAGTACATACTCTCCGTCAGCAGCAGATTCGCCATTGATATGGAGCACGCCTCCGACTTCTAACTTGTCAATCTCGGCTTCGCTGCCGTCGTTCAGTTTGACAACTTCAAACTTCACGTCCGGAATCATACCGAGAAGGATTTTGATTTTGTTGATTTTATCTGTGCTATTCATAGTTGTTGGTTTCTCATAGTAGGCAGAATTGCCGTTTTGTTAGACTATTCGATGATACTTATTATCTCCGCCAACAGTTCGTCATCCGTTAGAGGCGCTTTTCTTTGCGTTCCTTCGCACTTTTCCTCCTTACCGAACGAGAACATACCCTCAATACTGAACCCCTTGAATTCGCCATCCTTAATCGCATTCCACGTTGACTCATCGTCAACCTTGCAGCTGATGAACCAAGTGCCATCGGGATGTGATGAGAAGCCGAGCGCTATGCTCTTGTCGCAGTCAGACTCCTTCAGCCAGCTCTCGACGACCGTCACACCGTCCACATCGGATGAGTGGTCAAGGTTGAACGATGCCTGCCTCCCCTCTTGGAGCCATCGCTGAGATGCTGTCGCAATGGTTGTGCGCGAGAAGTACACCATACATTCTGAGCCGTTCACATTGTCGCGATACATCCTCTTCTCTGGTATCATAACAGGACCGGTGATGATGTGTTTCTCCTCGTCACGTTTGAATTCCAATCTCTCCTTCTTGAATGCCAAGAAGTCGCTCTCTATTGCGGGTTCGTCAACCAGCGATATGCGGTTAATCCATTCCCCGTCTTCGTTGATGAATAATTCTATCTCTTTCATAATCTTGCTGTATTGATGATTGATACTCTCTTTGATTGCGCGTTGGTGATGCTGCGCTCGCTGACTACTACAGGTATTGACGACATACCCGCAACCGTCTTGGCGACTATCGCCTCTATCGTGCCCGCGTCTATGGTTGCGCTCAATGCGCTCCGTCCTCTTGCAGATGATGCTCCTGGGAATGACACACCGCCAGTAGCCACGTTCATATCGCTGGCGATCTGACGGAATTCCGGTATGGCCATAGCACGCTTGTTAATGACTGCCTCTCCGCCTTCCAACTCATAGCGCACACCTCCTTCGGAGTGTGACGGTCCTACAACATAGTCACCCTTGGCGGCCTTGCGAATCTTCGCAGCCTCGCTGATGGCGGATGCAATCTGCACAGCACCTACTGCAGACACTGCTGCTGCTGCTACTGCACCGAGAGCAGGACCGACCATCGGGATTGACGCCATAGCCTGATACGCGCTCATAGCGCCCAATGCTGTCTGCACTCCAATCTGTGCGATGTTCATCATCGCATTGGAGATTGCATACTTCTTCTTGATTGCCTTCTGCTTGCGTTCGTTACCCTCAGCATTTGACAGTTCTATGTCTTGCAGTGTAGTGATGATTCCCGTAAGATTGGACTGTATCTCTGCTACAGCTGCCATAGTTGACAGAGTGACATCTTGCTTCTCGCGCTGCTTCTCCTTATAGAATTCCGCAATCTGCTCGTCAGCCGCGTTGGCCTCTGCGATGTCGTCTTGGTACCACTGCCACTGCTGCTGATAGTATGATGTGTTCGCCTCTTTGAACTCAACGTTGCGCTCATTGAACAACTGACGTTTAGCATTCTCGCTCTCTGCGAATGCTCGGAACTGCTTGTCCAATTCCTCCTGCTCTGCAGCCGTGCGCTTCTTTGCCTCATCCTTGACAATCTTGGTTATGTTCTTGGTCTTGTCTGCGTACTTGTCGTTGAATGATGTAACAGCCACGTCAGCCTTGGCCAACTGCGTCTGCATAGCGACATAGATTGCCTCGTTGGACTTCTCCGCAAGTGCTATCGTCTGCTCGTGGCGCGCTATCTCTGCATTGAAGTACTTCTCGTTGGCTACGTGACCCTTGGCTATGATTGCCTCTCGCTCTGACTGCAGTTCCGCAATGGCTGTCTTCTGCTCAAGGATTGCCTTGTTGTTGTTCTCGATGCTCTTCTTGTTCTGGTCAGCAAGTTTGAGGTTCTTGTTGACTGTGGTGCTGTAAGAAGTCCACGCGTCATCAAGTGCCGATACTGACTTCACGTTCATACCAGTCACTTGGCTGAATTGGCGGAGGTACGCAGACTGCTCGCCTACGCTCTTCGCACCTTTCGCAAGGTTATACAGGCTCTTGGCAGCCGCCATTGACGCGTCTGCATTGACGCCAATCTCTCTATGCTGAGCGCGAAGTGACGCGGTGGCGCTATCTACACTCTTGCTGAGCGCCTCCTGCTCCTTCGCAGCCTCGCGGCTATCCTTGATAAAGTTGGCGATTGCACTGACGACCGCAAGGAGTGCAGATGCTATCGCTATGTACGGCGCCGCCTTCATCGCTGCGTTCAACGCGCGCTGAGCTACTGCTGCAGCCTTGGCCGCTGAGCCTCCCTTCACCATTGCAGCGTTCATCGCCGTCTGCAGCTGAATCATCATCTTGCTGTCCTTGTTCATCGCGCGCTGAATGGTGTTGATTGCATTCAACTGACCCTGCAGCGCGATGAACGTCTTCGTAAGCTTCTCCGCTCCGACATTGGTTACTCCGAGAAGTTCCAACTGACCCGTCAACGCCTGAACGCCGGCAGTTGCTGCGCCGACACCCTCAAGGATGGCACTGAACTTCTGGAAGTCGTCAGCATTGGCGCGGATGCGCTGCTGAACATCCCCCATAGCATCCGTCAGAGCACCTGCCTGCTCCTGCAACTGCTGGTACCGCTGCCGCTGCTCCGATGTCGCATCGGACAACCCATTGGTTGCTACCTCCATTGCCGCCATCTCTTCCCGCAGATCCTTAATCTGCGAGCGAAGAGACTTGCTGCTACCCTCCGCTTGCGACGCGTCTACGTTAATCTTAATATTAACATCTTTAGCCATACTACTTCACTTTTGATAGTTTTGATTTGATTAGTCTCTTCAGTTCTCCGACAAAGTTGATGCCAGTTATCTTCGTGAAGTTCTCGAAGATGCTGAGCAGCTCTATCATACCGATGAACGCGGTTATAACTCCGCTCACACGGAACACATCAAACATATACACATCTGCGAGCACGCTCACGATGATTATCGTGAAGTAGCACATAGCCTTCTCGATGGTACGACGAAGTCCTGTAGACGTAATCGCTTCTTTTGCCTTTTTTGCCGCGTATAATCCCGTAGCAAGGTCAACTATCAGCAGAACCAAAAGGCTCAAGAAAAGAGGCTTTAATCCGCTAATTATGCCCAACAGAACGCTCCCCGAGCCAGCAACGAACTTCGTTGTTGAGGGGAGCGACTTCAATTTCAATATCAAACTGTCTACTATCATTTCTTTTCGTTTTATGATGTAGGCAGAATTAACACTTTATCACACTTTGATTATTCCGTATTTGTACAGGATGTAATCTGCGACATCCCATCCAGTGTGCCTGCATTCTTCTGGGATGTCATCTGTCCACGACAGCTCTATGCCGTATCCGTTGTCTTCCGCTATCTCCTTCCACTTGTCTCCGGCTGCATCATCATCGGGGAATAGGGTAGTCTCTTCTACTAACGGGAGATACGACGGCCTTATGTTGTTGCTGCCACCGGTTGCTATCCATCTGTACTGCGGCATCGCTATCGACATAATGACTGCGGACTTCTCGCTCTCAACTACCGCAGTTGGTTTGTCTTCCGGTATATGGTATCCGAACGGAACCTGCATCAGTGTGTAGTTCTCCATATTGAGCAGTTTGTGCAGCCATTTTGGATTGATTGCCTTGTTTCGGTGTCCGTTGTTGAGGTAGTATATAATCTTACCTCCACGTATATTGCCGTCTTGGTCGATCTGGAAGAATATCGGCTGAAGGTCCTTTGTCGTTCCTATCTGATATAGTTCAACTGCCTCATCAACGATATCATAACGGAAGTGCTCCTTAAGGTATGCCGTTAGAGCATTGTCTCCCCTCATTACAGAGTTGAGGAAGTTGGAAGGAAGGAATGACGGCTGAGGATGTGTCTCTCTCTGCTTCTTCATCCTCTTCCACGCAATTCTATCCTCTATGGACGTGTCGTTGTGCTCGTAATCGTACAACCACTTTCTGTCATCCCACGGAGATAGGTGGTAACCGCAACCATTCTCTCTATCGCACTTTCCGAATTGTTCCGGAAGGTACTTATGGAGGAGGTTGTCGTAGTATCGTGTATACCTTCCTCTTTGATTGCATTGAGGACATCTTGTCTTATGCTCTACCTTGTGATTGAAGGAGTATCTTCTCATCGTGATTTGTGTTTTACACCATCTCTAACCCACCACCCCCCCCTATGTATATAGGAGGGGGGGTGGTGGTGGTGGTATGTCTTATTCTTGGTATGTCCATTGATAGACTGCGGGCTTCCCATTCTGTGCCGTGTTGATGAACAGCCCCCTATCCTTTGCCTCCTTGATTTTGTTGTCAAGCTGCTTCGGCCGGAGGCCCGTCATCGACAGCAGCAATTCTCTCGTGGCCTTCCGTGATGAGTTGTCGAACGAAGGCCAGAACAGATTGATGATTGTCTGCAGTTCTTCAGCATCCTTTCTCTCCGCATAGTCTCCGATGTAAGACATCCTGCATATTGACTGTTCATACGTGAAGTGCATAGGCTGGAAGTCTGCGTTTCTCACGTCCACTCCCTCAATGGTGAATACCTGCTGCTCGGAGTCCTTGGTGATGCCGAGGCAGACCTCGCACTTTCTCTTGATTGATGAGCCGAGGTGGCCGCGCGCCTTCAGTGTGCCATCTGTAGGGTTGGCGTGGACGCAGTGCATAATGTGAATCCCGTGCTTTATCGCCAACGTCTTCATCTCGTTGACGAAAAGGTCAGACTCCTGGTTGTCGTTCGTGTCAAAGAGGAGGTCTGCAGAGCCGTCCAAGATTAGCAGCATCGGCTTGTTATCCATCTTGTTGACTTCTATCGCTATCGGTATCATAGCGAGCATCTCCTCGGCAGTGTTCGTGGCCATATCGTACATACGGATGCGGTCAAGGAATTGTCGGTCCTTGAACGACTTTCCGCAGTATGCGAATATCTCCTTGATTAGCTTGTTCGTATACTTGTTGGCCATCTCCGAGTTGATGTACACTACCCTTTCACACTCCACCTCAGACTTGAACGGCGCCATACCTCCTGGTGTGAGGCAGGATGCTGCGATATATGACATAAGCTTTGACTTGCCTGCCTTCTGCTTGCCGACGAGAAGAGACATACTCTTAAGAGAGCACAGCGGAGTGTATTCTCCGTTGTTGTCTATCACTCCGAGTATTGACTTCTCGTTCTCTATCACCTCGTCTGGGTCAGCGAGATGCACTGCCTTTAGC